GACCCTGTATATCATTTCGGCAGTCAGATTGCTGACAACCATGGTCATTAATTACCTTGTCATTGCGATCCTGGGCGCTGCTCCTCCTCGAACGTCTCCCATTCAAAAGCCCACTCCTGAATGGCATCGGTCAATGTTTCTATATTGAGTGAGCTATCTTTTTGCAGCTTATCGACAATTCCTTTCCCCATGGCTCGTGCTTCTCGATACGTGAGCCCTGTAATAAACTCACCTATCGTTTGAAGCCGTGTGTGTGCCTTTCGGTCCCTCGTCGCTGCCGTTGCTGCCCTGACAGCGGGAGGTGCCCACTTTTCCGGTGGATCTGGCACGGGAGCCTGTAGTTTTGGCTCTTTTTCTATGCTTTCTCGCAACCGGCTCATAAATTCCGGATTTGATGTTCTAGTATTTTCCTCGTTAGCCATCTTTTTTCTCCTTGCTGGTACCAGTTGACTTGTCAGAACACTATAGGTTGTGGTATGGCCCGTATCTAGCAGACGCAGTGCCTAGAGCCACGACTGCCACTCCCCAAGCTCGCAACACACTCCGGCGGGTAATGGGTAGATCGCCTCCATGGCAAGACAAACCGAACTTGAGGTCGAAGTCATACCACATGAGTATGACCGGTCCGACATCTCCCCAAAGGAATTCCTGCTCGCTATTATGCGTGACCCACGGCTCCCCATCGCAGTGCGAATGGATGCAGCAGCAAAAGTCGCGGTGTACGAGCATGCGCGTCTGGCACAGATGACACAAGATATCACCGCTGGCATTAAGATTATCATTGAAGGTGGTCTCCCCGCCCTTCCGGGAACCAACATTATCATGCCTCCACACGAAACCCCTCAAACACCGGCTAAGGGGAACGGGCACGATACCGCTTAACCGATGTCAAACCCCTGCTCTATCTTCGTGGCACACGAGTTGCAGTAAGCATAGTCTGGACGGATCTTTACCGACCGACCACAACCCGCACACGTTTTACGAACGTTGTGTCGCTGGGTCTCAAAGTAAAAGTCGATATCATCCTGATCCCTTATTTCCCATGTCCCATAATTATCGTCTACGTAAGTTCTGCCACCACTCATAATCCGTTCCTTGCTCTGTTTAAGACCCAGGTTTTCCATGGCTTGTCATTAACCTGTGGGTCTATTCCCAGGTTCATGGCATAGTAGTACAGGAACTCTGGCCAGTCCTTATCTTTCTTGTTCAGGTTGCATGTATCACACAGCCATTGCATATTATGAATGCCGTCGTTGCCTCCTTTGGACCGCGGGATAATGTGGTCCCAGTGTGGAACGCTGTGTCGTAGGTCTGTGTTGCAGTACGGGTTTCCACACTTGTAGTCCTGTGACTTCATAGCCTTTTCACGTTCCTCCCGTGTGGCCTTGATGAATGGGAACACGTTACTATTCGTGGCCACAGCCAACTCGGTCTGGATGGCTCCCTGTTTCCATTCAGACCTCTTTTTCAACCATAGTCTAAGGAGCGAACCTCCGACGGCTAAACCCATGATAAAGATATAGAGTGATGTAAAGTCGGACCATGGTTCATCTAAAAACAGAACACCTATTATGTTCAATGCAAATATGCTGAAGCACAGCCATATTCCGGCTTTTATAAATTTCCCTTCGAAAATGCGACAAAGGGCCATGATTGGTGAGCCTAATAGCCAACCTCCCAACATTAGTCCGATTCCTATCGGAACAAGTAATATTAGAGCAGCCACGATTTCTCCTTTCCGCAACCCCGCGTTGCTGTAAAGTATAATGCCACAATGAAGTGCAGAAAGCAAATAGGGATTACATGGTAAGCAAAATCTATACTGCTCCGCATATCACACTTGCACCTCCGCATCTTAGTGTGCAGAAGAATCCGTATACAGATCCTAGCTCTACGACTACGAAACGTGTTTCGAGATATCGTGGTGCCATGTCCCCAACTTCCCCGCTATCCCATGGCCTTGACACCGCGACTAGGGGAAGCCGGTTATCCACCGAAACGCCCCCTCTGGTGACAAAGTCGGCTTCCCCGCCGCATCATTGGTATGATTTCATTAAACGAGTCTTATGACAGCACACGTTAGAAATCCGAGCGATGCTGCTGTTATCCTACCCATGTTTCATCCTGGGCAGGTAGAAGCATTCAATATGCAGGCCAGATTCCGTGCTCTTCGGTGTGGTCGGCGTTGGGGCAAGACCGCATTCCTAAAGACTATCGCTTGCGACTTTGCGGCCAAAGGTGCTCAGGTCGGATGGTTTGTTCCTAATTATCGGTATGCATCTGAGGCGTATTCTGAGACAGAAGAAACACTGGAAACAACGATTTATTCCAGTTCACGCAACCTCGGTCTTATTAAAACCAGTGCCGGAGGACGCATTGAACTTTGGACCTTGGAGGATGAAAAAGCGGGTCGGTCACGCCGCTACCATCTTGTTATCATTGACGAAGCGGCTTTTACGAAACCTAATGCCATATCCATTTGGGAAAAGGCCATACGACCAACGCTACTTGACTTTCGTGGCGCGGCGATCATCGCGTCGAACACAAATGGAATCAACGAGGAAAACCTATTCTGGCGAGTCTGTAATCTGCCCGAATACGGCTTCATGGAATACCACGCACCGTCCCACAACAATCCATTCCTACCAGCCGACGAACTTGCCAGACTAGAAAGTGACAATCACCCGCTCGTGTACGCACAGGAATATTTGGCTGAGTTTGTTGATTGGTCTGGCGAGGCGTTCTTTTCACTTGATAATATGCTAGTTGAAGGTAACCCAGAGCCTTTCCCAGAACGATGCTATTATGTCTTTGCTACGATTGATACGGCGGTTAAGACCGGCAAAGAAAACGATGGCACCGGTTGTATCTATTGGGCTTATGAACAATTGGGCGATGAAAAGTGGCTCAAGATTATTGACTACGAGTACCTGCAAATAGAAGGTGGGATGCTTGAGTTATGGCTACCCGTAATCTACAGGAACCTGGACGAGTATGCGACGAAATGTGGCTCACGGCTAGGGAGTCGTGGGTGTTTTATCGAAGACAAGTCCTCAGGCTCAATTCTCCTACAACAAGCAAAACGACGAAACCTCTTGGTGAACGAGCTACCTCAGAAACTCACACAATTAGGAAAGTCCGAGAGAGCCATTAATGTCAGCGGCTATATTTTTCAGGGTAAGGTTAAATTTCTTCAAACGGCCTATGATCGTATCATTACGTTTAAACAGGTTTCCAAAAATCATCTTCTTGGACAGGTTCTAGGTTTTCGTGTGGGTGATACAGAGGACCGGCAGGACGACCTGTTGGATTGCTTCACTTATGGGGTTGCTATCGGCCTAGGTAACTGGGAAGGGTACTGAAACATGGCACACGGAACTTTTCCTGTTGCAGCGGCTCAAGTAGGAACAACGCTTGACGCTGCTGCCGGAAACATTACTTCGCTCCTTTATACTGCACCACCGACTGGATATGAGGATGCTACATTTGATGCTGCTACAGGATTACCACTGACCGGTTATTTCTGTTTGATTGATAACGGTGTAACCCCTCATCGTACGATCTTTAATTTTAATGGACATATTAACGGTGGATTTTCTCCGCATCCTACTAAAAAGATGAGTGGAATTAACATTCCTTTCACAAGTTTATATGTTCAATCGTGCCCCAAAGGAGCGACCTATTCCATCACGACAGGGTAAAAGAGCAATGGCCAAAGAACCAGAACCGCTAGTTGCGGCTCCACACACGGTTACATCAGCCAGTGTTGGAACAGTGTTGGTCACTGGCGCTGGAACAATCAGCGCGTTTACTATGGCTCAACTAACATCTGCGGCTACTGACGACTTAACTCCATTGACACTAGTTGATGCTGCGGCAGCTCCTACATCTACTTCTGGTCCTCCGGCTGTACTATATTCGGCAAGTCTTAGAGCGCTGGCTTGTGAATATGAACCTAGACCAGGAGTTGCTTTAACTCCTGGTACGACTGCTCCAACTTGGCCGAAGAGTCTTAGTTCGATTTCTATCCCATTTTCGAATGGGCTGTTTGTTCAAAGCTGTCCGACTAATACGACTTTTACGGTCACAGCTTAATGGTTAGTATCCCATCATCTGTAGTAAGTACAACTCCTGGTAATGTTCTCCAGCAGTTGTTGGTTGCTCCGGATATTGTTCCTGGTGATATCGTTTCTTACGAGACCTGTAAAGAAATCTATTTATATCACCCACTTGGAGCGCGAATTGTTGAAGGTCCAGTCAGCCTCGCGCTTAGTCAAAAACGTGATCTTAAGGTTCCAAACAGTCCGGGGGAACATTGCGTTGATGCACTTAGGGAGGAATGGAAGAACATCAGTGGGGATTTTTTGGTTCATAATCTTCTTACTATTAGTCGCATTTATGGTATTGCTTCTATCGCTCTTTTAGTGGATGGGCTAAAAAGCAATGAACCTATTGACTACTGGGATCTCCCTGAGCTTAATATTAGTTTCAATATACTTGATCCACTTAATACTTCGGGGAGTCTTGTATTAAACCAGAACCCCAACGCGATGGACTTTTTGAAATACTCTCAGATCGCTGTTAGTGGAACCGTATATCATCCTTCGCGTTCTGTAACGGTGACAAATGAAAAGCCAATATATCTTGGTTATACTACTTCTGCTTTTGGTTTTGTGGGCCGTAGTGCTTATCAGCGGGCTTTTTATCCGCTAAAGTCTTACATCAAGAGTCTTATTGCGGATGACCTGGTAGAAACCAAAGTCGGTGTACTAGTTGCAAAGATCAAGCAGCCTGGAAACTTTGTTGATAACATCATGTCCTGGGCCGCAGGATTTAAGCGGTCACTCGTAAAAGAGGCAGAAACCGGTAACGTTCTTAATATCACACCCGAAGAAGAAATCGAATCTTTGAACATGCAGAACCTGGAAGGTCCGCATGTTCTAGCACGACGCAATATCCTCGAGAATATCGCCAATGCCGTTGATATGCCAGTCAAGCTTCTTACCCAAGAATCCTTTGCAGAAGGCTTTGGGGAAGGGTCGGAAGACGCGAAAGCGGTCGCGCGATACATGGATCGCCTACGCGAAACCATGGACCCCGTCTATAGGTTCCTCGATCGGATTGTTATGCACCGAGCCTGGACTCCTTCTTTCTTTAAGTCATTGCGCAAGAAGTTTCCAGAAAAATACGATGAAACAACATACCGGGAAGCATTCTACGATTGGATGAATAGTTATCAGGCTATATGGCCTTCATATTTGCGTGAGCCTGATTCCGACCAAGTTAAGGTCGATGACACTAAGATGAAGGCTGCAATTAGTATTTATCAGAT